TCACCTCCATCACCTGCAATACCCCCCGATAAAAATAAATCGCCACCATCGGCAATTATGTTTGGATTACCACGGCCGGCAACAATCTGAAGAGCTTCACCTTTTGAACTCTCCATCCAGTTCGAATTTTGTATAAGGAATCCGCCACCGCCCGGACTATTCAAATTTAAGGTCCATCCAACAAACTCATAACCACCTGAAATGCAACGGCAAGAGAATGTAGTGCCAAGATCTAAATAGCAAAATTCGGGGTTTAAAAAATCTCGTATGCCATTACCAGAGTACACCAGGCCAGTTTCATAAGTTGGCTCTCCTTCGTCAAAATACGGCAGGAAAATTGAAGATATATTTTCTGACTTGGGTGTTAATGACGTATCGTACCCGTTTTCTATCTCAACCCATTGCTCACTTGCAGCAGTAGCGCGTATAATGCCATTTTCAATTACTATTGTTTCGCCGTCGACCTTTACGCCTCCAACGGTTGTTTCGGTTGCATAAGGCATGTTTGCCCAAATAAGGCCGGGGAAACTGGCAAAATCGGAGAAGCCCTGAATATTATAATCGCCCGCCAGTGGAAGCTTACAGCGCAGGTATTCATCTTCCTGGCCTTCGTTAATTAGTTCGAACACGCTTTCGAGCCAGCTGGCAATAGCCGGCGAAGTGCCGCCGCCTGTTCCTCCGCCGCTACCTGTGCCTGTTGTGTTACTGGTAGTTATTACCTCGCTGAAGGTTACATCCATGTTATAAAACGGAAGCAGCTCGAGCAGGGTTACATCCCAGGTTTCTTCGTACAGATCCCAGGTACCCTCGGCTATCTCAAACTCGCGGTTATTGTTATAGGCATGCTTTATAACAGAATCGAAACGCAGAGCAGAGCCTTTTATCTGACCCTTAAGAACCTGACGAGCCACACGGTTATTACTTGCAAGAATTTTTGCAAGTATTTTTATAAGCGGATAGGAAAACGAGCTGCCCTGGCGGTTCCAAACACCGGTAATTATATCGCCTTCGAGCCAGGTTATGAACTGGTACAAGAGGGCATTATTCGGTACTGAAGCAGGAGCGTCGGCACAAAGAACGCTAACAGCATCGAGCGACGCAGGTTCCGACGACTCGTCGAAAACTGCATTAAGGCTGATACCTGATGCATAATCGGCACCGTCGTTTATAAAACGTACATTAACATCGCTAAAGGCCAGACCTTCAAAACTTGCATCGGGGCCATAACTATTATTATCAGGACACTGATATAGCACAACCTCAAACGTACCATCAACAGGAGGGCGCGGAGCATAAAACTCCATTAAATTCATTTTAGGAGTCCCAGCAACACGTGTAAGTACATCGTGCTCAATAAACGACTGCGTTTCAACCCATGCTGCACTGTCGCCGGTTCCAATAAGGTAATAAGTATCGGTGCCGTCGGTAATACTTACCATTAACCTTACTGTCCGGTTAAAGGCTGTTGGAATACCCCCGTAAAGATAATAACCGATTGCACCAATTTTATAGCTGAAATAAACTGTATCACCAGTTTGGGTTGCAAATACTTTCTGCTGTGCTATATAATAGCCATCGGTACCGCCAAAGCCTTCGAGCAGAGCATAAGAGCCTTCAGAACCAAAGCCCTGACTTGCTGTAAACTGTCCGTTTTGATCCCACGAAGGGAAGCCGTCATCGAATAAAGAAAAGTCGTTATTAGCAAGCAACGAATCTTTGCGCCCGTAGTTATGCGAAATTGTAACTCTGTTTGCACCTGGCTGCAGGCTCATGTTTAGTCTGCCACGCGGCGAAACATCAATACCCTCGCCGGGATAACCAAGGTTCAGAACAGGCGATGCCTCTCCCGTTTCTTCAAAATCGCCTTCAGATGTATAAATTACGCGTGAAGCCTTTTTGTCGGCACTACAAGTAATAGCCCACATGCACAGGCTTTGAGTAACCTCGGCATCGTACTTGTTTAGTATTTTTTCGAGCACCTCATAGCAGCTGAGCCCTGCATAATTCTCAGGATCTTCGAAAGTTTGAGAAAGAGGATCGGTATCTGTATTGTGATTTGCTTCGAAAGTATTAATAGCAACGCTTATACTAAGTGGCATTGCTTTATTCAAACAATGTGCAACTATTGCAAGCTGGCTACAGCGCTCCCCGGTTAGTAAAAATTGTTCGTTTTTTAACAGGCCAAGTCCGTCGGTAGCCAAAAACGTAACCGTGGCTGGCGGCGGAACATAAGGCACCTGGTATTGCTGCGGAAGCACGTAGCCGGTCCATATACTCCCCATCTGTCCGCCTAATACAAGTACCTTTATATATCGTGAACTATTTGTATAGAACTCCATGAATTCAAAATCGATAACCTCGCGCATTGAGAACTCAAATGAAGTTCCGCGGATTGTTGATTTTGAATCTTTACGGAGCTTAAAAGGCGAAAGAGGTACATTACGATCGATAAGCGGCCCTGTATAGTCAGCAAACGAAAGTGAAGTGATATAATTATTTCCACTCTTACTGGTGCACAATAGTTCATATTTAAGGCCGTAATCCATCAGGTAACTATATTAATTCGTGCTGCCTCCTGGCTTATTACATATGAGAGATCCTTACCATCGGCCGTAAGCTTGCCGTTTATTGTAACATATATTTGCTGAGCCTGCGGCTGGCGCACATTACCGGTTGTAACCGGTTGCACGGCTGTAAGGGCGAGCGGGTTAGCGCCTGTAATTGTTAGCAGCGAATCGCGTATTGCAATGTTTACTGCCGAAAAGTCGAGCACCAGCGGAGCAAGCGCCTCGCGGATGGAGGGACCTACCGACCTGAGAGCCTCTAAAATACTTCCAGTGCTTTCGATAGCCGGCATAACAGGCTGCTGCAGCTCGGCGGGCATTATATTAATAAGCGGCACGCTTGTTAACTGAGGCACTGCACCGCCCTGCTGTATTATATGCGTGGCTGGCTGCTGCGGGTTTTCGGGCTGAATGATGGCAGCCGCCCCGGTTAATGCGCGTATAGCATCGACAATTGCTGTGCCTACAGCGCGGAATTCGGTAATAAGCGGAGCAAGGGTATCTTTAAAAGCACCTGCAAAGGCTGCAATATTTTCGGTACTGAATATTGGAACAGATACAACTTGCTTAGTAGTGTTTTCGGGCGTTGCTGTGCGGCTGCCATAAGTAAGGGATCCGCCGGATGATGAGCCGCCGCCAGATATAGATCCTGTTGATCCGCCTCCTCCTGAAGCTGCTGAAGAAAGGCTTCCTTTGATTGCACTTCCAAC